TCTAGTTTGACAATACCTCTCATACCATGCAGCATTCTAGCAGCATCCCGTCTGGCTTCTATCATAGCCTCTTCAGCAGTGCTTCCTAGAAACCCTTTTCCCTTTCCATGTTTTTGTGTAGCCATTACTTCTTCTTACCTACAACAGATACAACAAATGCCTCCGGATCTTTAATATCAGGTATATGTTTCTTAACGTAGTTAACCTTACCTTTAAAGGTTTTAAACTTCTTAAGAAGCTTCTTAAGCCCAGCCTTCCTTCTTGCTTTTGCTTTGGTTGGAGTCATTACATAAACCCCTTGACTATTGATCCTATAAGCGCAGCACAAGTCACCATAGCAACCCACTTAAGGATCCCTAGTTGCTGTGATTGTAATTGGACGACGACTGTCAATTCAGAAATCTGCACGCACATACGCTCAAAATGATTTTCTAGACTAACCAACCTTTCTTCGGTTGCATTCAATCTAAAATCCAACAGTTCTGTATTGACGTCTTCATCCATTAGTACTAACTTAGTTCCTTTTACGGTAAGCAATCACTCAGTACCCCTGTACATCTAATTCAGGTTCAACATCTCGTTGTAATGATTTAAGCGAGTCTACAACTTTTTGTAGATCCTTCTCATATCGTTTACCTTCTTTAGATTTGGGTTTCCACTGAACAATTAATGCTTCTAGTTGCTCAACAACATCCGGCGTAGGCATGCCAGGAGGTCCAACTTCCTCAACAATGCCGGGTATCTTGGTTAACTTGCCTTCTTCAATTGGTGGTCCAGCAGCACTTGCTCCCGGTGTACCACCCATTAATCGCCGCTCTATTTCATTAGCAGCCTCTCTGCGTCTCTCATATGGTAAAGCCATTATCTATTCCTCCTATCGTAATACCATTATATAACATATGCCGCCTGGACATTCTAGTGCCCAATCGCTAGGTATATTTGCTACTTCTAATTCTAGTGTTGCATTAGGGGCAAGTAGAATACCAACCCCTGCGCCACCAGCCAAGCCGTCATGCATGTAAGCATTAGCTCCTGATGTATTAGAAATTAGAATATACTTAGCAGATGATAGATCAACTGCCTCTATTAGTGCAGTCAAAGCACCAGCGGTATTAGCTGCATGCGCCACAATAGTTGCACCAGAATCCAGCACTGGATTACCTGCCATTAATCTTTCATTCAAACTTATTACTGTTGCCATTGTAAAATCCTCCTCGTTTTATATATCTTATTTTTTACTACCTTCCCCTGACATTCCAGTGTGGTGGATAATCTCAAGGATCCTCTGTTTTTCAGCCGCTAGCTCATTTTTAATTATATGATCGATCATAGCCGCTTTTTCTAGATACATCTTTGCCTCTTTCCCATGACCAAGTGTTTCCAATTTTTTAGATCTGTTCTTCATTTCTGTAGTGATGGAAGACCTCAATGCGGTACCAACTTTCTTAAAGTAATGATTGACCTTTTCTTTGGTGTCGACCTTTTGCCAACCTCTACCTGTGAACTTTCTTATACCCCATCTAGTAGATTCTTCGACGTCTGTTGAGTCATCAGATATTGCATATCTTCGGGTACTCCATTCAGAAGTTGGATCTGCATGACCGATTGCAATATCTACAACTTTATGTATACCACCACCAAAGAGTACCATACCAAAGTCACGATAGATCTCAGACAATTTAATGTCAGTAAGTCTTCTCTCACCAATATTTACTTCCTCTAGGAAATCAACAAAGGGACCACCTGATATACCAGCTAGTTTTGTTACGTCTGCCAAACTCCAATATTGATTACTCTCATTCTTAAGAACCATTTTTCTAACTGCTAAGATTCTTTTCCTTTCTTTCTCTGGTAAAGTTTTAAGATTCCAATCAATGCCGCCTTCTTTCAGTGTGGGGTACAATTCTCTTAACCCTGCATCAGTTCTTAAATCTGGTTTAGTTGTACTAACAAGTAAACCTTGAATAATTCCTAATATTTTTAAGGTCGGTTCTCCAAAGTTAATACTTTCCCATCGATTAAACTGTAGATATTCAGGATTAGTAATGTCTTGCAATAATACAGGTGACAAGTTCCCTGGAATTCGAGTTAAGAGTTTTGCTACTTCATCACGATCTTTATTCATTAATGCATTGCGCATACCATTAATAGACATGACTCTTCTTGCAGATAGTTTGACTGCAGCTTTTGCCTGCATGGCTTGAACTTTTTTATTATTGGTATATCCTGCTATCTCTTCACCACCCGGCAAGATAGCAGACAATAGCCCGGGCTTACCCGGCATATCTACCGCCTTCCATTGCCAAATATAGAATGGGGAGGCTGTACCAATTATTGGTGCACTTTTTAATGCCTGAGCATATAGTGATGTCTCGCTATAATCAAAAAACAGTGCCTGTGCCATAGCATTAGCTGCGTCTACTATAACTCTAGCATAATCTTTTTCACTAAGCTGCTTCACACCCTGAGGAGTTCTTAGTTCCCAACCTTCTTTGGTTTTAACAAGCAGCCCCTTCCTACCTTTTGTCATATCAAGCATGTAAAAATCACCTTCTTTAAAATGACGAAGTTGATTTCTGAGTGATACTATACCTCTTAGAGATTGATCAAGCTTAAAGATGTTATCACCAAAACGATATGCTTTAGTTAATATCTTTTGTGCAGTTAACTTTCTCCAAGCCTTTCCCCAATAACTTGCAGCAGGATTCTTAAGAGATCCCAACTCAGCCTCTACAACAGTTGTATTCAATAATCCAGATGCTTCTAATTCCTTAAGAAAAGGTTCTAAACTAGTTAAATGACTAGGTAATTTACCTTCCAAATATTGTTTATATATGGATCCACTATCAACCAGATCGGCTATAATGCCTAATGGACCTTTTCCTCTCTTTTGTCCCTGCACAAATATATTTGCCATGGCATTTGTTATTCCAGCACTGGGATTTAAAGCGGTTAGGTGTGCTTTAATACCTGTTTGAATTCTCCAAAACATACTATTGGCTTCTCTAGCAGTATTCAAGGTTTTGATATGCCATTTTAAAGTAGAATTTAACCCAGGATTAACTGCTTTCACACCACGTCCAACATAGTTGCGAATAATCCCTTCAGGTGCACCATACTTATTGAGAGCATCGATAAGCTTATTAACCATTAATTCATTACCAGTATACTCATGCACGTATGGGCTAATCTTCTCAATATACTTGTTCTTATTTGTTTCTAACTCTGCTATTATGTCTGCAATTGCAAATCTTTTAATTGATTGAGGCATCATTTCGCCGTCACTTATACCACGTACCAGATTCGTAACATAATCAGTTATTTGTGTTCCACCTTCTTTATTAAAAAAGCGTGAAGATTCTTTGTGAAGACCCTGCCTCAACTGACGTCGTTGTAAGTCAGCGGCAACTTCATAACCTATTTGCATCCAAACTTCTGCACGTATATCCTTCTTTATTTCTGCGGGAAGCTCCTTGACAGTATCTACTATTAGCTCCATAGTACTAATGGTTTTGCCATTTGGAAGTTCAAGTTGGTATTCAAAAACACCCTCAGTAAGTGCCGGCTCAACCATGTTATTGAGAAGCCTATTCCATTCCTTGACAGGAACATCAGGATCTAATTTTGATAACTTATCAATAACTTGATTTCTAACATCTTTATTTCTTAACCAGTGCACTGACTGATCGTGGAATACATTTGCTACGATCCTTTCAGCAAACCTAGCTGGCAGACCTTCTCCGGGCTTAATTGCTCTATCAATAATGCTCCATATTTCACCTGCAGGTATATTTGTTTTAAGGATATCTGCAGCGCCTTCATTACCGTAGTGCTTCTCTATGAGTGCTATAATCTCATTCATTACTCCTTGCACCTTAGGATCTTTATAAAAGATCTCTGGAATCTTACTAGTCCATTGTTTACTAACAACATACTGTGCCACGGCTGCAGCATCATCCCACCCTTTTCGCCGCATCATTGCATTTGCGTCTTTCCTACTCATCAAACCACGATCAACAATCTTGTCGACCAGCGCTTTCTTCATTGCTTTAATGCGAATATTGCCTACAGTGTCATCAAGCCATGTAGCTGGATCTTCGTTGAACTCTTTTAGTCTTCTTTCAGCAGACTCAATAAATCCACGTTCAGTTTGTAGAATTGTTTCCGAGACAGGCGGATCCATTGCTTCGAGTCTAGCTAGACGATCTTTCTTGCTCTGTAGATCTAGTTCTAATTTGGTACTATCTTTAATTTTAATGCGTTGAGGAGTAGGATCTGATAGTTGATCTAACAACACTCTATACTGATCAGTATTATAAATTTTACCATTCTGTACTCTAACAGGAACACTCTCTTTCTCACCAAAAACCCAATCATGAATAGCCAGATCTTCTACTTCTAGAATATCTTCTGGTCTAACCTTTTCACCAAACAACTTCTTGACTGCATAATCATAAGCTTTTTTACTTTGTTCATAAAGTGGTTCAATTGGAATTCCACCATAGAACTTGTATGGATCCCCGGGCTCCCGGGGTTGCAATTCACCGGCGAAAGGCATCTTCGAATGTTCAGGATCAATTTTAGACATCACCTCATTAAGAGCTACTTTTATAGCAAATTGTGCATCAGTAGCTCTGGCGCGCTCGTCAACGAACCCGCGCTTGCGCCTCTCGATGTGCTGATTGATTCGACTTTCCTTAATATTGAAAGTGGTACCCTTTACAGGACCCTCCTTCACATACTCAAAACCATATACAGGATGAGTTTCTGTTTTATGCTCTACAGTGCCTTTATAAATAATCCCTAACCTTTCGAGAAGTGGCTCTATATCCCAATTCTTATTTTTAAATATTTCTGGTAATGGTATATTTGCTAGTTTATTCGCCTCTATAATAGCATCATATGATTGCCTAAATGCTCCCTCTACACCTAGGTCTTCAATCCGTTTTGTTGTAACACTAAAAGAGTCTCCTTTTTTTAGCTTACCCTTCCCATCACCTTGAAAGCCATACATGTGAGGTGCATCTTTTTTACCCGAGGCACCCTCATAAATTATTCCTAACTTCTTCAGAAGCGGTTCTAATTCTTTAAGTATCTTTGGTAATGGTACACCAGCATGGAGGTAGTAATCCTCCCGCATGCGTACGCCGGTATCGAACTTCCCTCCGGTGACCTTGGCGGGCTTAATGTCAAGAGCGTCTAGACGTTCTTTTAACTTTAACTCCGGAGGAAATTTCTTACCAATTGTTTCTACTATAGTCAATAACTTAGGGAGAAGCTCTCTAGCCTGAGCTATTTCTTCAGGGCTGCGACGTAGACTTATCGATTCTTTTCCTCGCCGCCCTTTGGAGAGTCGCCCGATACCTTTCTCTACTTCCAACCATTCAGTAAGTTGCTCAATTTTAGCTATAATGCGCATCGGTTGACTTACATCTAACCATGGGATGTAGTCCTCCTCCGCCTTAGCCCACTCCGCCTCCTCCGCCTTAGCCTTGAATTTCTCCTCGGCTTTCAGGCGATGCTGTTCTAGAGCTTCTCTAAGTGCCCCTTCTAAACCTTTATCCTCTATTACGCTCTTTCTCAATATAATGGGATCTTCTGAACTCGCAGACTTAAACCTATAGGTAAGCGCCACCCCGGTACGTGCACCACCTCGTTTACCCTCATAGATTAATCCTAACTTCTTCAGAAGCGGTTCTAATTCTTTAAGTATCTTTGGTAATGGTATACCGGCATGGAGTTCTGCAGGACCTTTTGATTTTAATTCGGTACGTAGTGTTTTATCCCGTGCTTCAAGAACTTCTAGTAGTTCCATACCATCACGAATATTTCCAAATTCTGGATGTGCACCGGGTGATTCACCGGAATCCCTTATCTCCTTCATGGCTTCCACACCCTCACGGACCTCTCTAATCTTTTGGAGATTCTCATCGATTTCTAATGTAAGTGCGCGTCTAGTTTTGGGGTGTTTTTTAGGACCTTCGACAAGCGTACCGGCTTCTTCTAGGATATACCGTTTTCTCTCTGCATCCAAGCGTTTTCCTTTTGCAAGAAGAAGATCGTTTTTTAATTGAATCGCTTCAATTTGATCATATGCAGCTTTAACCTGCCATAGCGGTGTGTCTTTTTCGCCTTTCTCTGCGGCTTCGATTGCCAAACGAATATTTGACTCGTCCTCAAGGTTTTTCTTTATCTTCTTTTTCAAGCCAGAAAGTTCTTGTTCCCTTTCAAGATTTCTAATTGCACGTTCTTCAGGACTAAGTTTTGTCCTAGGTGGTTTAGATCTAGGGAAGAATTCAGGTTCACCCGGAAACCTGCTCTCAACAACTTCACCAGTATAAGGATCCAACCTCTCAAGATTCTTGTATGTTAATTCTTCATATCTTCCTGACTCAACTAATCCTTTAGTGAGTGGATAATCAGTTGCTGGTCTAGCACCTAGTCCTCTTTCGTAATGTCCTTGAGGAGGTTCTCTGAGTTTTGTTGTAAGTGGATCGATTTGTCCTTCTTCGAAAGCTTCCCGATATTCTGCTGCTTCTTTTGCCTTAGCCCTTTCACTAGGAGTAAGTCTTGCTTCTTCTGCTAGTTCGAACTCTCTTCTAAGTTGTCTTTCTACTGCAGTTCTAGGAGTCGGAGGCGGATATCTACGCACCTCAACAACATCAGATGGTGCTACACCATATCCTGATTCTGGGGGAGGTATAGGAGGGGTACCAGGGGCTGCAGGAGGGGGTACATCACCCTCATACCGTGGTGCACCTACTTCCTCACCTCTTCGAATCTTGCGTTCAATCTCAGAAAATAACTGTACAACTTTTAATCTTAGTTTAACTGGATCCTCAATGACTCCTTTCTTCCAGTATTCGATGTCAAGTGATCCATCTGCGGCTGCATCATTCCACCATCTTAAGAATGCCGACGTAGCTTCTGGGGATAAACCTATCGTTTTTGCAATATCGACTCCCATCCTCGCAGCCTGCCCGGATGAGTACCCCTTTTTTAGTCTTTTAGCAGCCTCAATAGAAGCTTCGATAGCATTGGTAGCCTTAAGCCAACCTTCTATTTTAGCAGCCTGATCTGCTGATATCTTGCTACTGGACCTAGCAAGTCGAAGACCTGTTTTAAGAATAGGGGACCACATTAGAAGTGTTAGCCATGGACGTGCAGCGAAGGATTTACCCCAATTACGAGGATCTCCAAAGAACCCAACCCCACCTATCATACCAGAGACTAGTCCTCTTCCAAATTGCCGCCCTCTTGGTCCTTGCGTTGCCATATATTTCCAATAGGCAGCCTTAAGTTGTTTTGCGTCTGCTTCGGTGATATCTTCGAAGCCCAATCCTTCAGATGCTAAATGCCACATGATCATGATCGTATCGATAAAGTCTGTACCAAAGTTATCTAATGCTGCTAGATTAGCATCTAGAAGCCCTGAGTTAACCAAGGCTTGATCAACATTACCAAACCTTTCTTCAATATCTTTTTCTATCTGGTCATATGTTTCAGGAGTTAACGATAAATTTCCATCTAATGCTTCACGAATTAATTGTTCATCTTGTTCTCTGCTTGACACACCAGCACCAATGGCGGATCCGAGCCTAGTAGCAACAGCGGCATGCATTGCAGTTCTACCAAATTCTTCCCAGGCTCCTTCTGTCGCCCCTGCAATACGTAGAGCAGGTACAAGGGGCGCGCCTAGTCCCCCTGCACGTAAGGCTGATGTATGTTCTCTGATGTATAGCTCTTCATTATAGCCACTACCACCAAAAGCTGGGTGATTAGGATTAGGCTTCCAGCCGGGGTCAGCGACTAGTCCTGGCATAGGACCGAAACCCGTCTGCGTCATCGGTTTGTCCGGGATGTAGCCCTGATGTTTCATAGCATATGCATATAGTTTAGCATCTCTCTCAGCCGCTTCATCTTTTAGAGCCTGTGCTTCTGCTTCTTCTCTAGCCTTTGTGAAATCGGCGAACTCTTGGGTTCGCTCATCCGGGATAAACTTTTTTCTACTTACCTCAGTACGTTCATATTCTCTAGGAAGATCTGCTGTAGGGGCAACACCATATTTATCGATAAACTGTTTTCTAGTAACATCTTCTTCTTTATATGTAACTCTGCCACCACCTTCTCCAACCGGGGGACCAACAGCATAGCCTCTTTCTCTAGCAGCTTGCACCTGTGCCGCCTTAGACTCTTCAGACCATCTATGATGCATTTGGTGTAGTTCGAACAATACATGTTCTGGAGGTAATCCTGTACTATTGACAAACTCAACCCATTCTGGTGAATTTTGACTTTCTTCAAATAGGATTACATCGATGTCACCGACGTTACCTTGTCTTAAGGTGAGGGGACTAGCCATTTTTATAATCCACGCAAGTAAGTTTGAAGTTGAGCGTCAGACATGTCTGCAACCTTTGCCATATCTTTAACGACCTTATCATGTTCTAGAACCTTTGCATTGATTTGGGTACCATAAACTCTTTTGTAGGGAATCATTGCCTTAAGTTCGTTAGTAATACGAATTGCCCGTTGTCTGAGAGCGGCTTGTACAAGCTTTTTCCGCTGAGTAAGTGTCTTACGTTCTTCTTTGTCAGTTTCTTTTAGGAGTTGATCAATTTGAAGTTTTATCTTTTGGTTTGCAATATCACGATCTACTCTGGACCACTCATGTTCTTCAGCCGATCTGAATTCTTTCATTCGTGCATAATAAAGACCATCTTCCTCAGCTTGAGTCTGTGCTAGTTTACTTCGCAGCAGTGTTACTTCGTCTACTGATAGTTTAAGTTCTTCTCTCTTTGTTTCAGCAAGACGTTTTCTGGCTTTTATAATATTATCATATGCTTCTACTTCTCTTGGAGGCATTTTCTGCAGTTCCTCCCACGTAAGAGGACCATATTCCTTATCTTCTGCTAATCGATTAGCCTTAAGCCTATAATATTCCTCTTCTCTTTTTCTTTCTAACCATGGTGCAGTTGTCTTAGACTTAGACGCACTAGACATAAACTCCCTTATTCGTTTAGCCTGAGCTTCCTTTCTATAATCGTCGCCCCACAACACCTCACCCATATCCCTAGGTTGGTACGTGTCAACATACCTTTGAACGATATCTGCTTGTTCTTCGGGCGTTGTTGCAGCCGCAGCTTCTGCCCAAATGTTATCGTATCTCCCCGGATCTCTTGCTACAGCCGCTGGTGTAGGAGGAACAGCGGTAGGCGGTAGTGGCTCCGGTGGAGGAGCGGCTTCTCTAGCCATCCTATCAATTTCTAGTTGTTCAAGATCTAGATCACGCATGCGTCTATCATAATCTGTAAGAGTCTTTGGAGTATCAGGAGCAACCCCGGGAGGTACCGGTCCACTTCCTGCAGTTATTGGATCGAATTGAGGTGCGCCATGAATGTCTCTAGATGTATCCACTCCAAGTCGATCACCATGAATAATCATAGCGGGTGTATTTAAATCTGTACTCTCTATACCCCAATCTCCTCTGGCTGTAGATCTTATATCGGCTGGACCTGCACGAGTATCCTCCCATGGTTGACCATGTTGTTCTCTGCCTGATGCAGTAGCAGCATCCATTCTGGCAGGAGTTTGGGTTATATAAGGAAGTCCATCTTGACCAATAACTTTTATCTCACCAGACTCATCTAATTCTAAATCTAAATTAGGATACTGTTGTCGAGCAGCTTCTAAATCCCCGCTCCAACTTCTAGAGGGTTCTTTAAGTGCTTCTGCTCCCCACCAAGAATTAATCCTTTGTCTAATTCTTTCTATATCAAATTCTAATTCAGCTAGTCGATCAGTCTGTGCAGTTAAGTAATTAAGTGCTTGTTCTTTTGTCCATGACCCATCTTGGAACTTAAGATATAATCTATCAATAAATAGATTTTCCTCTGCAACTGTTTTTGCATCACGATCTGCTTCATCGAAGGTCATGACTTCCCCTTCTCTTTCAGCCCTTCGCCCTTCTTTAGCAGCTAGATCTTCTGGTGTGATTTCAGGATCATAATGCCCCATTGCATGTCTTACACTATCTGGATCAGCTTTTCTTATTTCAGCAGCGGCTTCTTTAGCCTTCTTTACCTCTGCAGGAGGTATCTTTCCTGCAGCAATAAGTCTAGTAACTGCAGCCTCTTTGTCTTTTTTATCTGGACCTTCAGCTTGATTGGCTCTTACAATGGCGCCAATGAGGGCTGCCATGTTAGGGGATATTACCTCGTCCCACAAGGATTTACCTACATCGTAGATTGCTTTAAGTTCTGTAGGACCAACCTGAGTCATAGGCGTATGTTGTACAATCTTCTTTTCTTTGTACTGCCATGGTTGGGCTAATCCTGTTGGTAATATCCTAGCCATAATTAAAAGTCCTCTACTTGATCACGTACTCTTTTAGCTCTTGCCCTAAGTTCTGCAGCAATTGCACCATCTTCTTCATTATCAGCTAGTCTTAAGATTGAATCAGCAGCAGAATCCTCATCATCATCAAAGAATCCTTTATTAGCAGCAAAGATAGCTTGAATTTGAGCCTCATAATCAACACGCTTCTGTTGAGCATCGGCTTCTTTAGAACCTATTTCAGCAATTAGTTGTTCAGTTTCAAGACCAACTTGTCCTGCTTTTTCTCTAGCAGCTTGTACTGCTGTTGCCTCTTGCATACCTGCAGATAGGGCAGTCTGTCTAGCTCCAGCTAGCATGCCACCTCCCATACCTCCACCACCCCCAGCAGAAATGGCAGCAGCTAATCCTGTGGCTGCCTGTTGTCGAATGGCGCCCCTTGCTACGTCTTCTCCGCCGGCAGCGATCCCTTCGTACGCTCTAGCCTTCTCTTTCATTCTTTCTCTAGAAGCTTCTTTTTCTGCTGCTAGTTTTCTCATTGCTGTACTTGCCATAGTATAACTCCTCCTCTTATATATCCTGATTTAGCACAAAGTCTTTTTACAGATTAGATACACCCAATATCCCTGTGGTGGAATAAGCATCTGCTGCTCCCCTAGCTTCTTAGTTAGTGGATCCAGTGTCATTCTTACTTCAATCCACTGTTCAGTACCATAGGCACGACTAAAGTTTGGAGTACCACCTCCATCGACACCAACATTAGTTCTATCGGCAGTAATATTAGTGCCTTTGCCCACATAGAAAGGACGACCACCAAAGTCATTTTGTACAGGATAAGTTGTAGTTCTAGTTGGATCAGTATGCCCCCATACTATAGGTATTTTAATTAACTTTCCAGTTTCCCACTTAGGTCCGGTTTCATTAATCTTAAGATATCCTGAGGTTGCACTCTGTGGTTCAGTAGGTTGTACATTCCATGTATCGATCGTAAAATCATCTATATCAACACCATTAGTAGACATAAGGGCAACTTGTTGATAATTATGTTGATCACCTTTGAGCCCCGTTGCAATACCAACTCCTACATTAATACCCACACCAGAGTCAATAGTACCTCCATACCACATGAGTACTTCGTGGATTAATAATGGATTTTTAATGGGAATAATTCTTCTATCAAATTCTGTATTTTCTGAATTGCCACCACCGCTAGCTCCATCATCATCCGAATATCTTAATTGGGTTTTGATATAGTATGGATCGCCCGGACTAACAGTTCCACCTTCCTGACATGCGGGAATTCCAGTACAAAACAAAGGTACTGATATTACTTCATATGCAGCTTCTGCTTTTATCTGTTGATCGGTAGCACATAATCCATATTCACTCCAACCACCACTAAGCTTATTTGTAAATTCTCTATCAATATCGGATATCGTTGTACCTATCCCGGGAGCGGTTCCACCTTCTACTGCTACATTCGTGGCTTGAGCAGTAATATCTTTCTCTGCTGTAGCAACATCGGGAGTTTTTGTGACCCATGTAAAATCGTCTCTATTCCCTGGAAAGTCGTCTAGACCACCTACACCATCATCCAATTGTGCTTTAGGATAGTTTGGCAATGTTAATGCTGCAGTAGCAATATCAGGTTCTAGAAGTTTCATCTTAAACTTAAGAGATATTGTTAATGATGCAACTTCCATTCGCTGTGCTGTTGTTTCGCCATAGTCATACCAGAAGTTATTTAATCTAACTGCTAACAAATATGTTTTATAGGGATTGAATGCTTTATTCAAATCACCAACAGCAAACGGATTAAGCTTAGCTAAACTAGACATATAAGCTGATGCTGGTAATTCTAATCGTAACATTTCATCATTTGAATAATCTTTTGTATTACTATCCCAGATTTGTTGTGCTTTAGAGAAAATTACAAATTCAATGCTGGAAGAATCTTTCTCATTTTTGAATACCATCTTACCATCTTCTAGTTCTAAAAGTCCACTAATTTGTCTAGGAGGACCTTCTAACAAACAGTTTTCATCTCTCTGATCAAAACCAAAAGATATTTCATCTAAAATAGGAATTGGAGTATCTGTACTTAATTGTGCTTTATCATTAAAATGATCTTGAGTAGGCGGCAATGCAAATCCAAATTGATATGACCAGTTATCAACCCTACTCGAATCAACGGCGCCGGTAGTTGTCCATGGTGTTGCAATGGGAAGCTGATAATTAAGTCTGAAATAGGAATGATCATGCTTCATTTGATCAGCTACGATCTCACGTTCTAGTCCCTCACCCACTTCATTTAATACATCATAGGTGTGATCAACTGTAAGTTTGACACCTCTTATTAATTTCTTTTTACTGCGATCTATTTTAGCCATTATTCTACTATCTCCTCATATACTGTCAAGACTACAGAATAATATTGATTGGTGAACCCTAGCGGGGACCCCGCCACCTGAGCCCTAGGTGGCTGGATTGATAATCTAATCCTAGAGTCTCTAGGAATAGGTGTATTAATATCACTTAAGTTAATTGCCAATCCATTAATAGGAGTTTGATTTGCCTTACTATTATTTGTAGTTCTAGGGAATAATGGTAACATATCATTAAACTCAACTCTACCTTTACCAGCAAAATCAGGATATTCTTGGTAACGATTAAGAGTGTAGGCTTGCTCTTCAAAGTCATGCCGGCATAATTCTTTAAGGTTATACGCTCGTTTTTCTGATTGATAAGGAGAATCTACATGTAAGAGTACATCAGTCCACTTAAGCGGGGGATAAGGAGAATCTAGATCTTGATAGTGAGCTTCTTCATCATGAAAGATAGCATAATCATCAGAACCAAAATCATAAAAATCTGTTATGAAGAATACGTGTATATCTTTTACAATAACTGGTTTCTTAAAGATCAAAGGTGTTGTCCACAGATCACCCCCCTCAGTACCAAATCCTTTAACTCTATATCTATTATCATAACTACTAGGAGCATCGTCTGCGGGGTCGACTACTTGATTATAATAATTTGTATCATTAAGCCACTGTAAGTGTAATACGCCTTTGCCCAGTTCAGCGCCGGTGTAATCTCTTTTACACGGCATGCATCCCATAACATATTGAGTCTGTGTAAATCGTTTTTCTAAATCGCCTTTTTCTACATTATTAAATCTAGTAGCGACATCGCCTAGGGCTTTTTCTATACGAGTACCATCAATCGTAGTACCATCAGTAAACTGTTCTTTAGTTATTTTTCTATTACTCATTATAAAATCTCCAATGGAAGAAATATAAAAACATTATTAAAGCTCCTAGGATTAGACAAGCCTGTTTCGTTGACACCACCCATTATTATACAATCCGCTTTAGCATTTCCACCATGATTAAAGACAAGATCTCCTGTATCATCTGCATTGACTAACTTAGTACTAGTATCTGTAGCCCATGCACAGCCACTAAAAGTGGCATATGCACCTTCTTGCACAGCAATATAACAACCAGTACCATCATTATCTAGTGGATCTGATGCATCCTTTATAAAGGTACAGCCATTGAAGACAGCATAGCCTGATTTGATATTAACTAAAATAGAGGAGTTATTCCTACCAGGGTTAGATCTACTAGAAATAAAGGTAACACCATTAAACATTGTTGAGGGTGTTTCTGTACCATCTTGTTCAATCACAACTTGTCTAGATATTGTAGCACCAGTATTACTAGTAATCTTAGTAGTAGGCTTGGTAAGCTTCATACCACCATGTTCACCTGCACCTAGTGTGATTATATTGTTCTTTTTCTTTGGCTCCTGTACTGGATTATTTCTTGTTGTAATATCAAGCGAATCAAGATCTGATCTCCATTCTTCACGAATGGAGGCATTGCTCTGAATTTGTTTATCTTCTTGTTTAATAATGCTTGATTCACGTACTTTAGCCATTATCTACCCTTCCTCCTTCTACCACCTGCGGGACGAATTGTAGCCTTTGCAGAATCAATTTCTAATGATTCTCCTGGAGCTTGCATATGTCCAAAAAGCATCCATGAAAAGTATTCACCTTTAACCGATGTCGACATGCAAATCGTATCATATTCCTCATCATCAATAAGATAGTTCCCTCTAGAAGATGCTGAATCACTGCCCCAATATATACTAGGATTATTGAAGGTCTTTTTACTAACGGTATTAGAAGCATCATATATTCTGCTTCTGATATTATTGGCATCAATACCGGTATTCTCATCAAGAATACTTTGAATATCTTTATTAATTTCAGTATCTTGATAATCAATAAATTGAGATACCCAATCTTTCCAATCGGAACCCAGTACAGCATTCAATTGTCCGTATATACACTCGTCGGTTTCTCGTGCTTTACCAGTAGTTGCAACTCCATGAGCTTTAACTCTAAGCCACAAGCTTCTAGCCTTTACTTGTGCTGCCTCTTCTAATCCAACTTGTTCTGATTTGTAAACCCAATCGATAGGTTGTTGAGGATCACAAGTTTCATTGGCTATGGTACCTCCAGCAGATTTACCTTGCCTCCATGTCTTATCTAGATAGGAAGGTTCAAAGTGAAAGAAGTCACAAAATTGGGCACCATAACTCGCATGATCAGCACCGGCAAAAGCAGCAGTTCTAGAATAATAGGCAGCAATTCCTGTAATTCCTGCTGACATAACATCATCTGCTCCATCTGCAGGATAAGAAGTACCCTGAGCATTAGTACCTGTGAGATTACCCCCAGTATAATAGATTGGAAGCCACATCAATAGGTTTCTATATCTCCTATTAACATTCATTCCATCATATTGATATGATGCTACACTTCTAATCTGATCATAATCAAAGATAGCATCGACTTTCCAACCATCTCTTGCCATTAACCACCCACCACCAGCCGCCTTTTTAATTAAGATACTACTCTGTCCGACTACAGGTTCCACAGTATCTGCACCCCACCCGCCCATTGAGCGTACTCTCTCAGGAGGAAAGATTGCATTAACTTGATAATAGTCAGTAAGCGCTGAGTTTGCATTATCTCTAAAATAGAAAGCCCAATGCACATTATCAAAATCAAAATTCAATGAAATATCAGTAGGTAAGCCAGGAAATGATTTAGCTATGTCTGATGCATAGCTAGGAGCTAATGAACTCCACGACGTATCAGGTGTAAAATATACTGGTACTAAAAATGATTTATCATACAGTACTGTATTCTGGACACCTGCTCTACTTCTAGGCAATAGAGTACCTTTTTTAATTGGTACCCATTCACCAATTTCAAATAACCCTTGTCTAGTTGTATAGTTATCTGTATTATAATCGCTGTCGGGGTTAAAATACCAGCGTCCTTGGGCAACTCTACGGTCCTCAACGACCCTATCTTTTGTTGTATATTGTGGGCTATTGCCATTATTTTTTGCAATAACAGTTCTATCAGGGGAGCCTCCTCTTCCATATTCTAATATGTAATATGAACCACCCTGTGTTTGTGTGGTGGGCTGATTAGTTAGACTAGTAGATGCTGGATCAGCAGCGCCATCGGTACCAGTGATAAATCGAGCAGCATTAGTAATATTATATCTGTCAGGAGATCCAATTAGATATAACTGGTTTTCTCCCATGACAAACCATGGATTATCAATGTTTTTTATAGCTTGAGGATTAGTAGCGGCTGCAATCGATTCAAAGTTCCACACACTCCAGCCATTACTATTCCAAACCATAGCTATATTTTCTTTAGGAATAGAAAATATTAAGCTCTTCCTTATGTGATCGAAGGTGACATTTACTTGTTCAGATTTAAATCTAAAAATCAGATTGCCCTGATCTAGTGTACCAAGAGAAGCATTAGATATAACACCAGTATTATTAAAGAAGTTTGAAAGAGGATTACTGATATAATCAGTAAAGAGTTTTTCTATACCTTTTGATATGGTGTTAATTGCCATACCATTGTTGCTTGTATATACACCATTTGCATCAATCCATAAAGCAGATCCTTCAGCAGTAACAATTGTGTTTGGGCTGATACAGCCAATTTGATTAGAGACTTTCTGCAGTCTACCTGCTGAGACTACAACCCCAACAGAAGGTTGGTAATAAAAGGTTTCACTCTTTGTGAAAATAAGAAGATTGCCATTCAATTCTTGTATTGATGTAATTGGATTCTCTGAAGATATTTGAAGTACATTATCAGCAATGATGCTGGTGGGATTACCTATATCACTAAAGTAGATTGCGCTCTTATCTACATAAACAATACGATTTAATACTGAGGTAATATCAATAGGATTTGGGAATTCAGTCTGTGTTAGGTAAGCATATGCATCAGCAAAGTCACCATCACGGGGTGCAACTCTTCGCAGTCTAGAAGATTCAGAATAACCAAGCGCCCAATCATTATGATGCACACCATCTGTTGATTGAATTCGAGATCCTTCAAATACTGCTGGGATATAAGCTAAAATACCTGTCCTAGAGTCACCTAGGAAAAGTGTATCATTAACCTCTTCGAAGAAGAACTTAGCATCAGAATCAGCAAATAAGTTTGTTTCTACATCATCTTCAAAGTATGTCTCATAACGACCTCTTAGTCCTCTCATGTTGTTAGTAGCACCCCTCCAGTTACTACCATTTAGAGCAACATCGTTTGTATTTGGGTGTACTATCTCTTCCCATACTTCATCTGTAGTAATATCATAGATTGATACCATGTAGGCTAGAACGTATTGTCCTACTCGTTTTGCTCTAGCTTTAATATTGACAGCATCCTTGCCCCCTAGGCTACCAGTAAACGTTTTAATTAAACCGATAGTAATAATCTGTTCATGCCCGAAATTAGTTTTAATATATTTAGAACCAACATGTTTGACGAATTCCCAGTCATCCCAACCTATCGTTGTATCGAATTGACTATTCTGACCAAACCCCTTACGAACCTTCCAGTTAATATGTCTATCCATATTCTGGATATAGGCACCTTTGTGAGTTGAATCTGCATTCATCCCATCAACTAGGAGTTCTACATCTTTACCCTTGATAGCCATTATGGTACGTAACTCACATGGTTAGCTGCTTCTTGAGATCTTCCATGACTTAAGTAACTTATGAGTGCTTGTTCTCTTCTTAATAACTGGGCATCAACTATAGGATTAGGTGCACCATCTCTGATAGCATAATTGCCATATGCATATAAAGCTATTAGATCGTGAAATTCTGATAGGTCATCAATAAAGGCTGCTGCTGCAGCCCATCCCCCGGCAATGTTTTGCACAGGAACGTAATCGAGTCTTACGGTAGTGCTTAAACTTTCTTCACCGAAATGTAGAGTTTGTCCTTTTAGAAGGTAAGTTCTTACAGCATTGATCAGATCCTCTTCAGAAGTAGCACCAGCCATCCAATAATCGGGCAATCGATTACTACTAGTCTGAATACCAACTCTAATAAGTTGAGACATCTTACCGTGTGGAGCAGTAGGTGTAGCACCAGAACCTAATAGAAAGACTGCTGCTTCCTCTACAGGCGCTTGTGTACTTAGATTAATATTACCACTTGAAACATTAAAGGTGAATGTCTGAGTGTAAAAGAAGGGATCATACTCACTAACTTTTCTACGGAATTGATCATATCCAATTTGGCAGTACAACTCTACATTGGCTGCAGTAATAAAAGTTGTATCAGCTTCATCAGTAAAGTCTTTAAACAGTTGCTTAATTTCTCCTGTATTCATATCAACCTCCTCCTCCTACGCCACCACCCATAGCTGCTTCAGCACCTCTGGCTGCAGCCTCTTCAGGGGTTGCAGGTTGCCCTGGACCTCTGCCTTGAGTTTGCGCAGGACGATTAAAGAAGGAAAGATCTTTATCCATAGCAGCCTTAGCCTTAGCCTTTTTAGCATCAGCCTCTGCACCTTGTTGTTTGGCAGCTTTAGCACCACCAGACTTAAGTTGTTGTAGCTGTGCCTTCTGTCCCTTGGCTGGGAATATCTGTCCATAAATCTTGGATACATGCTGTTGCAAATGTGGTGAGAGTTCATAGAAGTCGGGACTTCTAATATACTCGGCAAAGACTCTCTCAATCAAATCTAGATCATCTGTTGGGAAGAATTCAATTCCTCTTCCTGCGACAGCAGCTTTAAGCATGTCCTGAGCGTGTGACATGGTGGCTAGTTTATCTAGGATAGACTTGTTGTCTGTCTTAAAGTGTAATTCAGCAGCAGCCTCGTCCTTATCAATAATACCCATTTCAACCATGTCTAGTATTCTTTGCTTCCTGTCCATAGTTTCATCTCGGAAGAGTGATCCGGCTTCGATAAAGATCTCAGGAGTATCAACAACTTCGGTCGATGAAATACTCTTGAATACAACTGAACCTTGACCATCCAACATTCTCATCATCTTTGGTTTATCGTAATATTCCTTCATGAAGATTAGAATTGTTTTAGCTATATTCTGTACAGCATATTCAATATTCTGTTGTGTTACTTGAAGTTGCGAAGTATCGTTTTCAGAAAGAGCATTAATAGAGGCGGCAGAGTTGATACCTACAGCCCTCTTTCCAACTGATGTTGAATGTAGTCCAGCAACATCTAGCATTTCATTTTGCAATTGCTGAATATGGTTCATAACATACTGTGGTAATCCAGCACCAGCAATCTGTTGTGGTGCACCTCCTGCAGCATTATAATAAATCTTCTCCCCCGGCTTACCCTTGATTGAATTAGCAGGCACACCTGCTGTCTTAGGGATCAACCACTTAGGGTGACTCATAAGGTCTACATTATCAACAACTTGATTTCTAACTCTGTTATAGAGTGATTGTAGATCTAATAGATTAGAGACAAGACCAACTCCCCATAAACTATAGGGGATATCAGTATAACGAATTAATTGTACAGGTTGTGAACCAACGGGGTATTCTCCTTCGAATAGATGTAGATCTCCGTTGATCAAAGCATATCTACCATCCTTCCAATATACTTCATAAACCTCTGCCCTACCTTCTGGTGCGTCTTCCCAACTACCACCACCATAAGATACTACTGCATCTGGCAATGTTGATATCTTATCCTTGAATCTAGGAAAGCGCTTCTCTAATTCTTCTTTAACAACAACTTGCCTAACGGCAACCCATTGACTTTCCTCTGGTCCCTTAACACCATATTCATAAAACAGATCATAAGGAGAAACTACCTTAGTACCAACTGACTCTAGATCAGGATCATAGAATGTTTGTAGTCCAACATTACCAGTACTAACAAGCCACTTAACGGCTTCATTAATAACTTCTTTCATGTTGTTACTGTGCCAGTAATATTTAAGTGCTTCTTCTGAGGATCTAGCTTTTAGAATATCCTCTGTTGAAGGAGAAGCAGGAAGAACTGAAATTGAGGGATACTCAACTGCCAGTCTAGAAACGATGTGTCGATAGATGTTAACTAAGAGGTTGACTGTATACTGTGCCTTATGTTGATCCATCCTGGCTGTAACATAGGACTTTAAATTCTTGTCATAGACAATGTGTTGTTTGCCTTGTAAATACATTAAAGCCAAATCCCATAATCTAGTATAAGTTGACTTATCTGTTTTAGCTTTGGCTAAAGGGGTTTTTAGATTAGGATAGTCCATTATTTTGTACCTCTATAAAGCTCTCGCAATCCTGCATCTGCAGTCATAGACTCAGCCCGTATTTTATGGGCTGCAGCCCTACGCCCCGTACCATATGGATCGGACTTACCAAATCTATATTCTTCAATTTCTTTATCAGTTACAGGCGCCTTAGTTAATGCTGCTACCTTAGCCGCAACACCTCCTGCTTCCCCAACAGCCTCAGAGGCTTCAGCACCTTCTTCCATAATATCACTTATGCCCGGGGCTGCAGCAATACCAGAACCAATTGCTCCTTTAAGATGTTGCACCGCTTCACCTTGGCTAGGAGCCACTGCAGCTTTTCCTAGTCCACCTAGAGCTTCTCCGCCTTTCCAACCTGCGACTGCTCCTGCAGGACCGCCCATTACACCTCCAGCAATTGCACCTGCTATACTTAGACCCAATCCAACAGCTTCTGCGCCACCCATAGCACTTTCTTGTTCTCTCTTCCTTTGCATTTCTAAAGCAGCCATGCGTCGTTCATGACTAGGGACTCCCTCACCTTTACCAAATTTAAAAGCCATTAGTCATCCTCCATTGCAAACACTGTGGCATAACCTGAAACTGGACTTCTATTCTCAACTGCCTTTTCTTCTTTAACTTTATGGTATAGCCTTTCAGTAAAAAGCCAAGTGATAATATTCACTTGGACTACAAAGACTATTCCTAAAAACATAAAAATTGGTAATATAAAGTCCATATCTTCCTTAATACAAAAAAGGGGCAAGACAGTTCGGTGTGAACCATCCTGCCCCTTAAAGCCTAATTTAGCCTGACCTAAGGTCTAAGCACCAGCAGCAGAACCAGGGAAGCTGAATCCTACCAAGACGCCATTAGCGTTCGGTCGGAGACAAACCTGATTGTAGTACCAGCGATAGAACCCTTCCCAGTTATCTGCATTCGCAGTGCGGCTGAGAACAGCCCCATCGAGATCAGCAAACCCACCAGACTCAAGCTCAGTCAATTTCCAAGAGGGCGTGTGCAGAGCAACGACCATGCCTTTAGGACAATGCCTAGAAGACTTGAATGGAATGTTGTTGAAAGAGAAGGCACTGAACCCAGCATCTCCCTTTCCAGCGGACGTAGTATCAACAACCAAGTTGTTGTTGTTATTCGCAGTAGAAACCATCAAACCGGCATATGCCTGTCGGAATACAGGGTGCACTAGCATCACATCTGGAGCCTCGCCTGAATCAATGTCAAGCTGATCAATAAGCCTCTGCAACTCTCCAAGAGAGAGTCCAGCACGACTATCATCAGCAGACAGAGTGCAGTGACCAGTACCAATCAGTTCACCAGAACCATCTCTAATCTGAGTAGCAGCCACCCCGCCAGCAGCACCAGTACCGAGCCCAAAGTACTCCTGATCATGCAAACAGGAGAAAACCCCGAGAGGCTCCTGCACCGTAGTAGCAGCATTTCCTGTCCCAGCACAAGCAGCAAGCTCTTGGAAGGCAACGGTACCATCATCAATCCGAGCTTGGACGCCGGCATTTTGATCACGATACCGAACGACCACGGCGATCGCAGTACCCGGAGGTACGGTAGCGCCATTAATATCGGTGCGTGTATCAACCGCTCCTACAAACTCAATTGTACCAGCAGACTGATCAACAGCAGTACTAGGAACAGCGTCGTCCCGAAGTCTCTCTTGAGAGATCGTCTCTAGAGTATCACAACGAACTAGCAGCACAGCAAGTTCAAATGGACCGGCTGCAGCAGCACGACATACTTGGTGCATGCGATCCAATCGAGCACTATCACCACTAAACTCCCATGTAACGTTAGCTAGCTTAGTTTTCTTCTCATTGAGATAACCGACAACACGACCACCAGCGAATGTACGTTGGTTAGCCTCATTGCGAATATCAGAAACGAGCTTAGTCATCTCAGCATCAACATAACTGATGAATGAGTTTTTGCCACCAGTCTTGGCAGCAGCGATGGCGGGTCCAGAAACTTGGAACCGACCATATAGGAACTCGGCATTTACAGTAAGGTTCGAGAAACCTTGCTGACCAGCAGTAGGTAGCGTACCACCTTCTCCTCTGTAGCCTACACCAGAGTTCCGAGAAGTATGAACAGGGATGATAACCCTCTTCCCACTCCAATCTACACTTGCTTTCTCCATGAGATCAAGCGCAAGTACCTCGTTATTTAATTGATCCTGAATTGGTCCGAGATAAAATTCCTTTAGGACAGAATCAAGCGTTGTTAAAGTAGCTGGCATTATAAAATCCTCCTTATGTTAGCTAGTTTTCCAAAATTCTAAAGCAGCAGCACGAGCTTCTGCCATAGTTCTTGGCTTACCTTTGGCAGTATTACTGCCTGGGGTGTGCCCAGAAGAAACGCCATTTAATCTAGGAGCAGCCTTAGGCTTATTCTCCTCTAGATGGCGAGCGATAGCTCTTTCCTCAATTGAGGCAACATAAGTATTATATTTTTCTGCAACATCCATTACATCCACAGTGGGATCCTGAATGACTGCATGAAGAAGAATGTCATCATTAACAGCAGGGTATTTAGCCTTTGCTGATTGCAGTTCAAGTTGAAGTTCACTCTGAGCTTCTCTAATCTCAAACTGTTGAATCCTAGAATCTAATTGCTGGTATTGAGTAGTCTCATCACGATAACCTTCGGGTACTCCAGATTGAACAGTATCTTTTGCAAGATAATCATCTAACCAATCTGTCTGTTCCGTAGGGGATGGTTCAACCGACCCAGCAACAGGAGTCTTAATATTCTTAAATCGACTCTCCATTTCTTGTAATTGAGCTTTGAGAGTATCGTTCTCACTCCGCAGTGTATTCCTAGTCTCAACTACACTCTTGAATCTGCCATATGGAATCGGATGTCCAGATTCATCTACTTCTGTTGACTCCTCCGAGGGAGCTTCTTCTGTCTGAGGCTCAGGTGTTACCTGTTCCTCTTGTTTCGATTCTAGCGAGGAATCATCAGCTTTGGGTTCGAAGTCTTGGTCTAGTACTTCTCCTAGGCTTTCTAACGCTGTATTGTCCAAAAGTGGCATTTGTTACCTCCAGTTTTACGTGCCTGTCACGACGGGTTATGCCCCACACTTTTCATAATAAATATACAAAATTTTCAAATATTACGATTAACCTTTCCATCCCTTTCCTTGGGCGGTTAATGTTTTATATCTTGAGACTAGTCCCTTAGGGCAGTTATACTCTTTAGCCAATCTAACTATACCACCAGGGACATCGTACTCTTCCCACCATACTTTCTCTTTAATTTCTTCAATCTCTCTAAAGGTAAGCTGAGAGGTACCCTTCCTTCTAGGTTTCATATTAGCAACCTTTTCATTGAGTGCTTTCCAATCTACTTTTTCACTCATACAATTCCTAATTTTTTATCTAACTGTTGTTCTGTTGACATTGGATTCTTGAACAAAGGTTCGTCATCAAAGAATCCTTGATTGTCTTTATAAAGCTTTCCTGTATTACATTCCCATTCCAAAACACCAGCAATACCATGTGGTCTATTCTTTTGTTCAACTTCCATAGTATAAGAGTCTGCCTGATCAATACTCATCAAAGCTAAGGCAGTAGCAAATACAAGGTCATCATGTTGACCAGAGGCTGCTTCGGGTTTGCCATTCTGATTATATACAAAAGAATTAATTTCGTATTTGATTCTTTGACATACAGGGCTTAACCACTTCTTATTGATATGTTCTTGCAATCTAGCCAACATCATTGGTCTTGTCTGTGGTGAGGTATTAAATCCTAATTTCTCTACCCACTGATTACCGATCTTATCAAACTGTGTTCTCCTATAAAGGTGCACATAATTATCCATTTGGAATCTGTCTATGACTGACATACCAATACTATTAGACTCTATACAGGCTAGGGCATTGTACCTCTTACCTAACAATAGACAGGCTGAAGCGAACTCTGAGAGGGGTTCTCTCTTGTAATAGGTGGCAGCTACAAACATCTTTCGTCTATCAGTGATGTCAACAACAACTGCAGCAGAATAGTCACCAGTTGGTGAACCACTTGCAGAGTCGACTCCCATGGCGTATGAACGATACTGTACAGGAGGAGAGTACTCTATTAGACCCTCTTCTTCTAATTTAATAGCCTCAGGGAAAGAACAATTAAAGAACTTAGTACCAGTTGTAATAAAGGCTAGTGCAGCAGAAGCAGGATACTCTTGATGAAAGATATTGATATCAGAACCACACCTAATATCGACAGTCTTCCTAACCCACCCCATCTGTTTATTGGTGAGGTTATATTTGGCTTTGTACTTACGTTCGAACTCATTTAACCCTTTGTTAGGTAAGGGAGCGGAGACATAGGTCTTATCTGTATACCATGGAATAAACAGTTTACCAAAACCATTATCTTCCATCCATAGCCTATAGCCTTCATTAAGTCCATTGGCTGTAGTTTCAATAATGATCTCTGAGTTATCAGCAACAGTCTGGAAGATTGATGCAATTGTTTCTTTTAAATTATTATAGAAGCAAAGCTCTGATGCATGGATTGCATTAAATGTTGAACCTCTAAAGTGAGAAGATGTAGCTGAAGATACTTTCAAGCCACCGCCATGAAAGAACTTTAACTCATTAACGTTAGAAGTATCACACTTGAACTTAAGAAACTTAGGTAGGTATTGATGAAATCTATGGTAGATCTCAAAGATGTTCTTTGATGCCTGTTGGGTATGTGCCAGAACGGCACACTTAAAGTTGGGCGTAAAAAGTACTTTCCAAAAGAGGTGCGCAGCAATTGCAGTTGTCATGCCCAACTGCCTTGCCTTCAAAGTATATATCCACGGATTTTTTTCTAAAGTTTGATAGAAATCTTTTTGTGCATAGTTTGGCTTGAAGGGAACAACGTTGCCACTCTTATCTAGAATCTTAAGATACTTGCAGAAGTAGGCAAAGTCTCCTTGACACTTCTTGACTTCTTCTAAAGCTTTCTTAGATTGCTTTGGCAAACTCCATTAGCTCCACTGTGCCTTTTGTACAACTTCCCAGACAGTTATGCTTCCATCAAAGTAGCCAACCACATCACATGTCCAGTCATATGCTGAAGCGGCGGTAGTACCGATGTTT